CAGCCGCTCCAGCAGCAAAAGTTGAACCTCCGGAGGCAAGAGAACCTGCCAATCCCTTTCCGCCACCAGCCGCGTTGAGTATCGTTCCAAATGTTGATGCCGTCCCCGGAGACCCATCAGAACCAGCCGACGAGTCAGTTGTTATTGATGCGCCGCCAGCTCCTCCAGAGCCAACAAATACGGGTTCTGAATTAGATAGATCAGATGCCTTGAAGAGATACGCGACGTATGCTCCGCCGCTACCACCTCCGGCTCCGCCTCTTATTCCAGTTGTTGCGTTTCGTGCGCCACTCCCACCGCCGCCGCCGCCGCCAATCAACTCAGCCTGTACGAATCTGGCCCATGCTGGTTTCGTCCATGTGCTGCTTCCGAGTGCTGTGAACTCCTGCACATCAATGTCCTGCGCGAACGCGGCCATTGTCAGGAACACATCCTTCGTCCCTGCGGCGAAATTGACCGCAGCACCCGCATTGCTCGACGCATAGACGGTCGTGCGCTCCAACGTGTTGCCGGTCTTCCATGTTCCGAGACCGACTTCCCACGCAGAGCCGCTCTGCTCGACGATTGCGTACTGGACGGTGTCGTTGTTGGCGCAGACCGACGAGAACGCGACGAAGCCGGTAGCTGCGCCGGCGAGCGCAATGCTGCCGGTCCCAGTCGTCGTCGTCGTTTCCTTGACGCGGTCCTTGACGATATGAGCCACGGCGGCTTACCCCGCCAGCCTGGCCTTGACCGCCTCGATCTCGGCCTTGATCGCCTCGAGCTGCGCCGTCTTGGCCGTGAGCTCCTTGGCGGTCTCGGCGACGGACGCCTCGATCTCGGCCGCCTTGGCCTTGACCGCCTGCGCGGAGGCAGCGGCGGCGTCGGTGATGCGCGCGGCTTCCGCGCGCGCCGACGCGATGAACTTGTCGCCGTCGTCCTTGGCCTTGGCCTCGACCACGCCGGCGCGCGCCTGCGCGTCGGACACGATCGTGCGCGCGCGCGCCTCGGCCTTGAGGGTCTCGGCCTTGGCCGCGGCCGCCCTGGCCTCGGCGGCCTCGGCGTCGGCAAGCGCCTTTGCGAGCCTCGAGCTGGCCTCGGCCGACGCCTGTAGGATCGAGCCGTTCTGCTCGAGGAACTCCATCGCGCGCTTCAGCCCGTCGAACACCCGCAGGAACCTGCCGACATGCTCGGCCGCCTCGAGCAGCTCGCCCGGCGCCGGCGCCGGCTTCACATCCTTCGCCATGTCACTTCCCCCCGAAACGCACGATGAGCGAGACCGTCAGGCTGGTCGTGCCATCGCCGGCGGTGACGCGCGGGCGGACGAACCGCACCAGCTCGGTGATCGCCTCGATCTTGGCCGCCGTGATCGACAGCGCGTTGCCCTGCGGGTCGGTGAGCGGCGCCCAGTTGGCGCCGTCGATCGAGCCCTCGATCACGACCGCGCCACCGACGCCGAACGTGCCGGCGACCTGGACGGCCCGGTCGGGAAAGCCCACCCAGGACACCTCGGCGCCGGCGTCGGAGCCGGACTGCGTGAGGTTCGCCCAGGTGATGACGCGCGACGAGGCGTTGCCGATGCCTTCGTCGCTGATGTTCTGGATCGTCGGCGCGATGGTCGCCATCGGTCACCTCGTTCGCGAAAGAGGCGGCGGCCGAAGCCGCCGCCCAGTCTCACTGCTTCTTCGCGGCCTGCGCCGGCTGGGGCAGTGGAGCCCGCGGGGGCTCCACCACCTCGGCCGTGCGCGGCAGCTTGTTTCGCCAGTCGTCCGGGATCTCGTGGACCCGGTTCGGCCGCAAGCGGCCGCCCTCGGGCGAGAACCAGACCTGGCGCAGCTTCACCTTCATCGGTCAGCCGCTCAGTTCACGGCGTCCGGGAACGCCTTGATCGCCGACGGGTTCGGCGTCAGGAAGGCGTTGATCTTCCCGGCCGTGAGGGCCGCCGTGCCGACGTTGGCGATGATGCCCACGTAGCGCTCGTAGACGCCCTTTGGCAGCTGGACGCAGACGGCCTCGTAGCCGGCCACCAGCGTCGCCTTGCCGATGTCCGCCGACTTGAAGTGCAGCGACGCGCTGCCGTCGGTGGCGATCGACGCTCCGGCGTCCGAGACGAGCTCGAACGAGACCGTCGCGGCGCCGGCGGAAAGGACCGCCGTGTCGATCTGGACCTCGAGCCAGAGGTTGTCGATGAAGTTGATGCCGTCGTTGCCGGTGTCGATGACATCGCCGACCAGCTGGCGGCCGGTGCCGGCGGTGCCGAGAGCCGTGGCGTCGGCGAACTCGGTGCGCTCGTCGAGGATCATGGTCTGGGTTCCTTTCTCAGGATTGCGGGTTCGATCAGGACACGAGCGCTTCGTCGGCGGCGAGCGCGTCGACGCGGCGCAGCGGGATGCCCTGGAAGCGCTCCACCCACACGCCGCCCACGTTCTCCATCGTCAGCGAGCTGTCCTTCGTCTTGTAGGAGAGCTGGCGGCGCAGGAACGAGAGCGTGTTGCGCGAAAGGTAGAAGGCGCAGCGGCCCATCGACATGGACGGCAGGCGGGTCATCGCCTGGTACATGAGGTCGGGCAGGTCGGCGCCGGACGTCGCGTCCTTCGTCAGGTTGCTCTTGTCGATGTTGCAGACGCGCACGACGTAGCGCCAGTCGCGCACCGTGAGCCCGGCGTCCCAGCGGTAGTGGGTGCGGTAGGCCTCCATGCGACCGCCCGAGCCGTCGGCGTTCTCGATCGTCACGAGACCCTTGTCGGTCACCTGCAGGCCGGCCTTCGAGCCCTTGGGCACGATGCCGTGGCAGGTGTTCGGACCCCAGCAGATCAGCCAGATGCTGGCGTTGTCGGTGCCGGCGCCGCCGCCCGTGATGACGTTCTCGCCGTTCGACGCGCTCGTCGAGTTGAACCGCGGCGCGAAGCCCGTGAAGGCCTCGGGCTCGGTGCCCTCGTTGCCGTAGAACAGCGTGTCCGCGATCTCCTGGTTCATGCCCTCGATATGGGCGCGATCCTCGAGGAGGCGGAACGCGGAGGTGTTGCCGTTGAGGTCGGCCAGCGCCTTGTCGATCTCGGCGTAGGCCTCGAGCATGCCGGTCGTGTCGGTGACCTGCGCGGTCGTGCCCTTGTTCGGGGCGACGCCGCCGTAGAGCTTGCGCCAGGTCGGGGCCGGCAGGCCGGTGCGGATCGTGGTCTTGTGGCCCGTCGGGAGGTTGCCCTCCAGCCAGGACATGTCGGTCAGGATCTCGTTCGTCTCGTTGAGGATCTCGACGACCGCCGAGATCTTGCCGTCGGGATCGCTCGCCTTGGCGAGGTCCAGCAGCGTCGGGTTGGTGACAGAGAGCGTCGCCATCTCAGGCTCCTTTCAGATTGCAGAATTGTTATTTTGTCATCGTCGCGCCGAAGAGGATCTCCGCGGCCGAGCGCTTGCCCGCGGCGCTGCCGCCGCTGACCATCGTCCCGTCCTCGGAAATCGCCTGGCCGATCCGCATCGCGAAGCGGATGAACTCGGGATGGTTCCCGGCACCCGTCGCGGCCAGAGCGGCCTGGAGCGCGGGCGAGCCGAACCTGTCGATCGCCTTGCGGGCGATGGCGACGTTCTTCTCGAACGCCTCGCCACCGAACTCCTTGTCGGCTTTCGCTTCGCTCACCCACTGGTTCTGCGTCTCGGTCCAGAGCGCTGTCTGCTGCTCGGCGGCTTGCCGGCGCGCGTCGGCGAAGAGGTCGACCAGTCGCTGCGCCTTGTCCTGCGAGAGCCCGAGCTCCTTGAAGATCGGGGTCGCCTTGTCGGCCAGTTCCTTGTCGAGCACGACGCCCTCGGGGAGCTTCCACTCCGCGTAGGCGTCCGGCACCGCGTCCTTGGCCTTGTCGGCTTCGCCGTCCTTGGCCGTCAGCACGGTGTCCTTCGCCTGCGACTGATCGTCCGCAGGCTTCGCCGCGTCGGCCGCGGGCGCGGCCTGGGCGGCATCCACGGCCTTGCCGGCCGGGATCTCGGTGTTGGTCGCGGCGTCGGCTTGCTGGTTTGTCACCGTGTCAGCCACTCGCTTGCTCCTTTGTCAACGCCTCGTCCATCATCGTGAGGTAGGCGCGCCGGTCGGCCGCCTGGATCTCTGCCAGCAGCCACAATCCGATCGACCGCCTGCCCTCGCGGTACTCCGTCTGCTCGTCGCCCGCGAAGCTCGGCGCGTAGATCCCGCACCGACCGAGGATGCGCCACACGACGCTGCGCCCGCCTTCCGTCGCCAGCAGCGCGCGGAGCTCGCCGAGCTCCCCGTCGCGGGCCACCTTGGCCCGCCTGCGCGCCGTCGTGACGGCCTCGAGGTCGCCTGCGTCGTAAGGCTTTTCCTCTGCTGCTCGTTCGACCATCTCGCGCTCATTGTGGCGTTGCATTTTTGTCACGGCAACCTGGTCACAGGCCGGTCAGCTTCGAGAGCATGTCCTGGCCGTTCTGGTCGAGCTTCGCGTCGCTCAGCGTCTTGACCGTGTCGGCCATCGGCTGCGCCTGCGCGATCGCCTGCTGCGCGGCCACCTGCTTCGCGCGCTGCGAGCGGCGTTGCGCGACGTCGTCGTCCGGCCGGACGAGCTTGGGACTGACGCCCGTCAGCTCGCCGTAGTCGTCGACCATCTGGTCGAGGTCGAGCTTGTCGACAACCTCGGGGTTGATCGCCGCGAGCCCGCCGACAAAGCCGGCGATGCGCTCGATGCCGACCGTGCCGACCGCCTTCTGCGCCTGCGCCAGGATCGAGATGTATTCGACCTTTAGATCCATGCCGCGCAGCTCCTGCGGCGGCTCGGGGATCACCGCGCGATCGAGCCACCTGCCGTTGCCGTCGGTCGACGCGCGCAGCATCACCGCGAACACGCGGTCGATCAGCGGGTCGAGCAGCTCGTTGTGCAGGCGCTCGAGGACAGGCCCAAGCATCAACAACTTCTCCTCGTGGCGCTCTTCGACCTCGCGCGCCGTGATCTGCCGGCGATCGGACATCGACAGCATCAAGAACAGGTCCGCGTAGAAGGCGCGCTCAATGCGCTGCTCAGTGCGCTGGATGTCGAGCATGAGCTCGTTGATGCGCGGGTCGACCTGGTAGACCGGCGCCAGCGCCTGCTTCTCGCCTTGGTCGTAGATCGTCAGCCCGCCAGGCAGGCTCGAGACCGGCACGTTGCGGAGGCTGGCCGGCCCGGACAGCGGCGGGTTCGACATCTTGTCGATCGCCTGGGCCTTGCGCTTCTCCTCGATCTGCAGCGCCTTGACGTCGCCCAGCGCCGTCATGCCAGGGCAGTCGGTGCCGTAGATGTCCTCGCCCGTGACGTCCCAGCGCGGGGCCATCGCGGGGAACTCGTCGAAGCCGCTTTCGCGCAGCATCGTGTCGCCGGTCGCGCCGACCTCGTAATAGACCGACCGGAACGGCTTGTTGCGCGCGTCGCGCATGCGCAGGTCGCGGCCGTCGTTGGGCTCGATCGCATGCACGACCGTCACCCAGGCGTCGACCGTGCCGCGGTCCCAGAGGTTCTTGACCGCCGGCGACACGACCGACCAGTTGGGCTTCAAGGCGCGGTTGCCGCCGTAGACGAACTGCGACACCAGCTGGCCGACCGTCATGTCGAACTCGCGGTAGAGCGTGTCGACCTCGAGGCGGTGCGACTGGCCGATCATGTAGCCGCCGGCCGTGTGGTTGTAGATGCGGATGACGTCGTCGAAATCCTCGAGCACCGTCATGCAGCCGGTTCCGAACAGCCCGAGCTCGCGGTAGAGGACCGACAGCTGGTTGTAGAGGTTGGAGCCGGCGAACACCTCGCGCATGCGCTGCTCGACCGCGGCGAGCCACAGCTTGACCGGGCCGAACTCCATCATGTCTCGATCGGGCGTCGCGAGCCGGAACCACGGGCGCGCCGGCGAGGTGATCCCCGCCATCATCCCGGACGCCAGCGTCCGCAGCGCCATCGACGCCGCGGAGTTGATGATCTTGGCGTTGCGCTTGTCGCCCTTGTTGCGGTCCTGGACGAAGTAGCGCCCGCGCCGCGGGCTGATCCAGTCCGAAAGCTCGCGATAGTGCGTGATGAAGGACGCGCGCTCGTTGACGAGCGCGGACTTCCTCCGCTCGAAATGCTCGCGCTTCGTCAACCCGTCCATGTCACTGCCCCAGCAGGGTCTTGCCGCCGGCGGCGGTCGAGGCCTGGTCCGACAGGCCCATCGGGCTCGTCAGGATCGTGCTGTTCCGGCCGGCGGCCAGCGACGCGCGCTGGCGCTCGTTGCCGCGCGCGGACCTCGCCGCCTGGTCGAGCTCCTTCGGCAGCTCGGGCGGCGGCGGCGGCGGTGCCGGCGGCGCCGGCACCTTCGGGGAAGACATGCACATGGGTCAGCGCTCCAGGTTGTGCGGGTCGTAGTCGGTCGCGCGAGCGGGCGCAGGGGCGATGCTGCGGGTGTAGTCGCAGGGCTCGGACGACATTGGCGGCCGTCGAGGCGCGCCGCATCGCGCGCAGACCTGCAGCGGCGCTGCGCCGGGCGGCGGCGCGGTCCACTCGTGATCAGGCGAACGGGTCATATTCCGACACCATCGACATCGACTGGCGCTGGCCGAACGCCGTGCGAGGCGCCACCGGCATCGCGAACGTGAGCGCGAGCGCGTCGGCCAGGTCCGGCGACTTCTGCCCGCGCTTCTTGATGTCGTCCTTGCTCTCGAGCTCGAACTTGTCGGCGCGGTTCATCTTGAACGTCGGGACGCAGAGGTCGGTCTTCAGCTCGGTGTTCGCCGGCAGCATCGCGCCGGCGCGCAGCCACTCGGCCATGCTGTCCCACATCTCGGCCCGCTTGTTCGCGTAGCGCCCGCTCGTCGGCGAGCCGCCAAAATTGACCTCGACCACCGCGTGGCCCAGCTGCCGAAGGCGGTCGATGACGCCCTCGCCGCGGCCGGCGTCGACGAACACCGCGTCGGGGCGATGGCGCTGGATGCGGTCGGCCACGTGCGCGGCGAGCGTCATGTTGTCGACGCCGCGGAAGACCTCGGGCTCGTGCGCGATCAGCCCCTGGCGCGTGACGATGACGCTGCGGTCGTCGCCATAGCGCGCAACGTCGACGCCCATCACCAGCGGCGCGCCGGCGACTTCGGCCGGATGCACCATGCGCTTCGAGGCGTCAGAGGCCATGTCGATCGTGATCAGCGTGTTGTCGGTCGCGGCGCTGAAATCGCAGAGCCACTCCTGCCGATACTGGGCCTCGGACTGAGAGGCGCGCGCGAGCGCGAGCTCCTCATCGTCAAGCCAGGGCAGGCGCGTCTCGTCCGCGCGGTAGAGCCCGGCGTACCACGACGGATCGGTCAGCGCCTGCTGGTAGAGCTCGTGGAACAGGTTGAGCCCCTTGGGTGTCCCGATGAACAGGCACCAGCCCTTTCGATCGGCCAGCGCCGGACGCACGATCTCGCCCCAGACGTTGGGTCGCATGTCCGCGACCTCGTCGAGGACGACGCCGTCGAGGTACAGGCCGCGCAGCCCCTCGGCGTTGTCCGCGCCGTAGAGCGTGACGCGCGCGCCGTTGGGCATCTCGATCCAGAGCTCGCCATCCGACTTGCGCGCGCCGGGAACGGCCAGTGCGTACTGGCACAGGTAGAGCCACGCGATCGCCTTGGCCTGCTTGAGGTATGGCGCGACGTAGCCGAACCGGCCCGCCGTCCTCGAGCATCGCAGCGCGGCGTCGACCAGCGCGTTGATGGCGAGCACGGTCTTGCCGAACCGGCGATGGCAGACCAGCACCGAGAAGCGCTTGAGCCGCGCATGGATCTCGACCTGATGCACGTGCGGCCGGTAGCCGGTGTCGACCAGCCGCGCCGTCATGCCTCGGGCTCGCCTGGCGCGCGGGTGATGCCGGTCACGACCTGCACCTGGATGCCGCCCTGGTGCTCGATCTCGGCCTTGACCTCGAGGGGCACGAGCTTCGCCAGCAGCGGCACGAACGTCTTGGGATCGTTGCGCGCGAGGCGCTCGAGGTACGTCGCGCCGCCCGCGCGCGAGAACGCGGTCATGATCGCCGCCTTGAGCGACGACACCTTCGCCGTGCCGGTGCCGGGCGGACGCCCGGCCTTGCGCGCAGGCATCAGTAGCCCCGCCGGCCGCCGCCCTTCTTGCCGCCCTTCTTGCCCATTGGTCACCTCGCTGGTTGCAAGAGTGACAAAATAGCAACGCCCCGGCAGCGCGGGAACCAGGCTAGCGGCTGATCAGCTCCAGCACCTTGATGCCGGCCTCGCGCGGCGTCGCGGCATAGACCGTCTCGACCTGGAAGCCGAGCCGGCGCAGCTCCTCGTGGCGCCACTCTTGCGCGTCGGACAGCCTGCCGATCTTGCGCTTGAGCTCGACGAACAGCGTCCGCCCGCCAGGCAGGTAGATCCGCAAGTCGGGCTCGCCGGCCGCCATGCCCATCGCCTTCCGGCGCGCGCCGTCGCGCAACGACCGCCGGCCCTCGTTCTGGTCGGCCGCGAACGTGACGTTCGCGCGGCGCAAGTAGGTCGCGACCGCCATCTGGAGATGATCCTCGCGCCAGGGGATGTCGGCGCGCGACCAGGTGACCTCGCTGGTGATGCTCACGAGCTCACCGCAGCGAGGCGCTCGGCCAGGGCGCAATGGTCGGTCATGTGTCACCATTGCAGAAGCACTCGGTGACGCGGCCGTCCTCGGCAAACAGGTCCGCGCTGGCCTCGACGTTGGCGGCGATCTGCGCGTATGGCGGCCAGTTCGCGCGCCACCGCGCGTTTACCAGACGCTCCTGCTCGACCCACCAGTCTGCGGAACCTGGGATATCGCGCATGATCGCGCGCACCGTGGCGATCGGCTTGAGGAAACACAGGTCACAGTTTCCGTGCGGCGTGCGTCCGTTGACGGCCTGCAAGTTCAGATCGAAGTTCTGCCGCTGCCAAAACGCCGCAACATCGCGCTTCGTGACGCCAGCCGTCGCGAGCGGGCATACCACATCCCGCTTTCCTTCGTTGGACGCCCTAATGCTGGCGACCCTATGCATCTCGTCGGCGCGCAGCCCCACGGCTTCTGTCCATTCCGTCCACCCGCGCGTCGCTTTCAGCATCCGGTGCATGGCTCTGATCTTCAGATCGGCAGTGCAGAAACGGGCGACGACGTTCGGCAGCATCTTCTTGCGCCGGATCAGCGCCGAGAACGGCTCGCCGTTTCTGCTGGCCGTCTCGTAGGTCACGATGCGCCACCGCTGCGCTACCTCGTCGTGGTCCGCGTACTCGACCCAGGTGATAGGTACGCCCCACCGCTCGGCGCAGTCGCGGACGAAGTCGAGGGTCTGCTGCATTTCCTTGCCGGTGTTGGCAAACAGGACGATCACGTCGTCTGGGAGCTCGCCGCCGTGCGCCTGCAAGATGCGCCACAGCATGTACGCGCTGGTCCTGCCGCCGGAGAACGACACGACTGCGGGGCCGTCTATGCGCTCGGCCAGGGCGCAATGGTCGGTCATGCGCTCACCGCAGCCAGACCAGCGCGACGCTGCCCCAGACGCATGCGCACACGGCCAGCATGACCGCCGGCGCCGCCTGCT